GGCATATCTGCCTGGTCAAGCCATAAGAACTCAGTGTTACGACTACACCCATTACATTTGAATTTAGTCACGAGCGATCAATTCGTGGCATCGAAAGCATGTGCCATCTTTAAAAACCCTGTCATCGCCACACATGTCGCATGTAATAACAGACTTAACTAGATGCACACCACTATCATCCATTTCGACAGTAATACCACTGCCGTTAATGAAAGCGATATAGCCCATATCTACTCCTTATCCTTGAAGTACCAAGCGCCTGTGCTTGTCTGACTAGCCCATTTAGCGTGTTCTTTTATATTGCCTAGACACACATAACCATAAAACGGCTTCTTGGTTGTCTTGCTAAATCCTGTGCGTAAGGTCATCCCTTTCTCACAGCAATCTACAGGCGGTTTAGGTTGTTCTGGCACAGCTGCAACCCAGTCAGTAGTATTCCATTGTTGCGGATCTTCTAGCTTATTTTCTACTGTAAAGGTTTCTGACTTGCTATTTACCGAAGCCATCTCTTCTCTACTAGGTCGCTTTCCTTTAGCTGAGAAACCTGCGTTCGCAAGCGCTCGACCAATCGCACTTGTTTCCGCATTAGGTAGAGCGAAATTTGCATTAACGCCCCTATCAGAAATAGTTTCAAGCGCAAGCCCAGTAGAGCACGGCTTGGAATCTGCCTCTGTTTTGTATAACTTGCAAAGTACAATGAATCGAGTGTTTGAGGCCTCGATAATATCTGTTTCCAATCTTCCATCTGGGAACTCCTTCCACCACTTATGTAATCTTTCATCCACTGGTTCATATAAACTTAAATCGAAAGCCATTACTCCTGCCAATCTAGAGCGCTGTCTTGCATCGCCTCATGGCATGTTTTGGCAATAGCAATATACGCAGCTGCGTCTTTGTAATGATCTGATACCTCTGGCGATTCGACTGATCGACTGATCTTGACCAAGCACATGGCCATAGCCACTTGATTTGCTGTAATCGGAAAATGAAAATAAGCAGACCATAATTCGGCAATACGACTATGTTGAGTATAAGGGTGTCCGTACTGTGAACCCCTTGCGTGTATAAGTTCTGTTGCATCTAAGAATAGTTTCTCAGTTGTTGTGAACATCGTTATCAACCATCCTTCTATGCATATCCCAGCCATCTTTACGGCCTCGCCAGTAATGTATAGTTTTGATGTTTTCTATATATGTGCCAATAGCCCAGGTAAGTAATAACCCTGCGACTACTCCCCACATAATTAGATACCCAAAGTCTTTAAGCTCTGTGTACATGTAGCCCTACTTTCTATGCTCACGCTTTGTGGCATGGAAATAGTGTGACACCTGTGTACGACTTTGTGGATGATTTACGGCCTTTTTTTGATAACGATTTGGTAACGTTATTTGTAAAGTTTGCCCTCAAATATAAAACTGCCGTCTGCATTAATAGGCACTGTAATTACCTGGACTTTACGCTCATGCACATAGGCCACAGCAAAGCCTTGCTGCCAATTTGCATAGCCCCTTGTATACGCCATGCCTGAACTGCTTAAATCAACGAGATTTCCGACTTCTACTCCCCATACAGTACGGCCTAATTGGCCTCTAGATGCCTCTGTAAAGGCCGACTGGCCTAATCTATGGGTATGCCCACACACCACGCTCTTACCAAGCCTTCTAGCGCCATTTAAGGCCGTTTGTCCAGGTACTTGGCTAAGAGGGAAAGCGTCACCATGAACGGCTGTCCAGCCTGGCGCCCAATCGAGCCCAAATGGGTGGAATTTAATCTGTAGCTTGTCATATCCCATAAAACGCTCATACTGCATTTCGGGTAAGTTGAGGAAAGATGGGAGTCGTTTTTTAATTGATCGGTAAAGTCTGATTCCATGATTGCTTCCTAGTACATCTGTTACGCCAAGATAGGTTAAGACCTCTTGGGTTTGTTTTCTATCATCATTTATATTGCCGACCATCTCATCAATAGTGCCAGCATTAAAACCGCCAAGCTGTGGTAGATCAATTTCATCACCGATACAAATAGTTCTATGAGGCCGCCATTTGGCTAAAAAACGGCCTACTGATTTTACACTTGCTTCATTAAAAAAAGGAACTTGCAGATCTGAAACGAACGCAATTTTCTTAATCGTCTTCCTCATAATCGTCTAGGGGATCTTTTATAGGATCTGTGGTATCGACTATCCAGTCTGGATAACTTGATCGATCCATAGCAAAGGCTAGAGCTGTAGATTCATCCATGCCATTTTTACGGCAGGCTTTGTAAACCTCATTAGCTGCAATAGCCCAATAATCTAACTTAGTTAATACAGGCTCTTTAGTAGTACGGCGCTTACGCACCATCTTCTTCTTAGGTTTACGCTTAGTAGCCATATTGTAATTATCGCTTACTTATGATAGTGAATAGATCATCGACACGCTGTTCTAATCTTGTTAGCTGATCTTTCATACTAGAGCCACCATTAGGTCGTAGTTCGTTTAACCAACCTTTAACTAAGAAACGTAATCCGATTAGCCCGCCTGATAGCACGGCCATAACGCCAGCGCCAAAGCCAGCCCATTCTGCTGGACTCATTTTTCATTAGCACCGATGCCATAAGCATTATCGGATTTGTCTAAAGCCCTAGCCGCTGGTCCTGCCAAAGCTGCAACTACTACAGACAGTGCTGGATCTAAACCTAATTCATTACTTGCTAAAAATGTTAAGAAAGATACTAATACTCCACGTGCATAGGATTTTAGTATGGCCTTCTGCTTCTTTGATATTTTCATATTTTTCCCCCTAGTAGTGGTATATCAAACTCTTTGCCGTCTTTGTCGCCTGCCTTAGTAAAGCTAATATGGATGTGCTTTGTGTGTTTATTAAAACCCTTGTACTTACGCCACTTGAAATTAAGTATCCTGCTAGCAATCATGCCATTATGAATTACGTAAGATATACGCTTATCGGTTTTCGCACAGACTCTGATTTGGTCAGCCAAATATATTGAGATCTGCTCGGATGAATCCAGGCGAGAATCAATATCAATGGCTCGGACGACCCCAGATTTGTCTGGATTATGATCCGATTTGGTGGCGCTATGACGAGCATCACCAATCCACCCATCACTGGTAGAGCGGCGATCTGGATACCAGGTATCAATTTGATCTCTTAACTGGACACCAGCTGCACAAAGCCAAGGCTTCATTAGCCTAGCAGCAATTTTGCTTCATCAGCGGTCAAACCAAGACGATCAAGTATTTCTTGCCTTGCTGCTTCTCTAATTGCACTATCATCAATTGCAACATGATTTTCAATTGCTTCAGATAATTGCGACTCAGTTAGTTCAACCCCTTCGGCTGGTAAAATTAATTTTTTCTTTGGATCATTAAAATCGCAAACTAAACCTTTATTACCAAGTTCTCTGCTTAATTGATCTAAATTAATTTCTTTATTTGTAATTGCCATATTATGACCCCAAATCTATAACTGTAATTTCTCTGTCTGCAAAACTTGCAGTTCCAGATCCATCTCTGCGATATTTCATAGTAAAGGTATTTGATCCAGCAGTTAATGTTGTGTAAGTTTTTGCAACTGTAAATTTGATCCATTCACCAGCAACGGCCTGAGAAAATCCACCCGATTTGTCATCCCCTGCAGCATTAGTAGTCGCACCACTTATTGTGCACCCCATCCAACTTTGTGTAGATACATCACTACCTTCGATATAAGCACTCATTAAAACTAGAGCTTTTGTTCCAGTTGTTAAAGTAACCGCTGGGCCAGGTGTTGTTAAATCAGTATAAGTCGAAGATGTTGTACCTTGATAAGCACTTACTAAAGCAGTTGCGCTGGTTATTGAGGCACCAGCAGGTGTAGCCCATTCGGGCGCTGTTGCTCCAGAATTTACTCGCAAAACCTGTCCAGCTGTACCAATTCCAAGACGTGCTGGTGTTGAACCGCTTGAAGAATAAATAGTATCTCCAGTAGTAGTCATTGGATTTACCATGCCTGTTGTATCTAAATTAGTCCAGGCTGATCCAGTGTAATAAGTTGTAGTATTTGTATCTTTCAAGAAAGCAAAGTTACCCTCTTGTGGTGATGTAACGGCTGCATCTCTAGCTGTCGAATTTGCAAACACCCAAATACCTTGCATTAAAT